TTTTTTAGAGAAATATGTTTTTGGAAAATATAAAAATCATCTTATTATTCTTGATAATGCTGGTAGTCACAGAAATAATTATGTAAAAGATGCTATTACTGAAAGTAATAATGAATATTTGTTTTCAGTTCCTTATACGCCAAAAACAAATGTTGTAGAAATGTTCTTTAATCAAATAAAACATTACTTAAAATTAAACAAAAAGGTTCTTAAATTTGATGTGTTAAAGAACGAAGTAAAAAAAGCGATTAAGAAGGTTAAAAAAGAAAATTATAAGAATTACTTTTTATATGCTTATAAGAAAAATGAATTAAGAAAACCTAAAAAAGGTAAATCAACATTAGTAAGGAAACCTAAAATATATAAAGATTGAGATGCTTAAAATATATAGATTGTTTTAAGAATAACAATATGAGAACTAAAAAAGAAGTATATAAGAAAGACCAAAAAGAAATTATTAATAAAATTATTAAGATTATTGGAATTGAAGATAAGAAACAAATAACCTTATATGAATTAGATAATGACTTAAAGATACAAAATGAAATAATAAACTTAATCCCTGAAATTAGAAAATATTTTAATTTTAAGAATATAACAGGTGCTATTGACCCAGAAAAAATAAAAAGACCATGGTTGTCAATTATAAAACATATTTTAAAAAATAAATATGAAATAAAAACTTTTACTATTAGAATAAAAAAAAATAATATTAGATCACGAACACAAAAATATTGTTTTTCTGATAAATAATTATTTTATATTTCTACATTCATAACATAAATTATCTGGTTGTATTTCATCATAACATAATTCTTCTTTTTCTTTACATTTTTTACAAGTTATATTAGCTGAAAAAATAAAAAAATCATCATTATTTGCATTGTCAAATGTTGTTATTATATATTCATAAATATATTTACATATCTTATTTTTATTCCATTTTTCAAGCTCTCCTATATTATCAAATGCTGTTAATGAAGAATATAATAATGTACAAACATCCATTGATTTTTTCTTACACCATTTTCTATACTTATTATCTGTTAATATATTTAATTCCTGTTCTAATAAATCTGGCAAAGTCATTATCATTTCAGTTGCGATTGGTTCATAATAATTCATATCAACACCTGATAAGTCAATATATTTAATATATTTTTTAATATTTTTATGAAAATTATCAATTCTTTTTTTAAATTCTTTCCCATCTTTTACAAATATTTTGGGTTTTATTTCAAGTTCTTTTAATTCTTTTTTAGCATCTAAGTAGTCTTTATCATATAATATTTTAGAACATATAGCAAGATTTTCCATATTTAATATAATACATTAATTTTCTTATATCGTTTTTTAAGTGAAAGACTTAAAGAGAAGTATGACTATAAATATAGAAAACTAAAAGATGAAAGAAAAGCCACCAGATGGGTTTTTCAAATGTGTTAAAGTTCCTATAAAACACATTATTAAACATCCTGAAATTAACATACCTAAAATTACAGAAACAGCAATTATAGCAAATAAAATTGTTATTCATACCTTACAGTTTATGAAACTTTATTTGTTGGATTATTACAATAAGAATAATAAATTACCAGTAATAGATAAAACTTTTATAAATACTTGTATTAAAGTTCAATGTGAAGAAAATAAAGGTGGAAGACCAGCAAGTAAAAAGGTTCAAAATCTTAAAGACAAGTTGAATACTTTTTATAGAAAGGAATATAAACCTTTAATACAATATGAAACTTTATCTTACAAGTATATGAATACTATTCTTGATTATCTTACCATTGATATTTTAACAATGTATGAGAATAATATTAAATTACATTATGTTGAATATCTTGAAAGATATGTTAATATTGTATGGAAAAAGAAAGAATTGATTAAAATTATTAGAAAACGTTTTACATTAACTACAAGACAAAAAAATAATAAGATAAGAAAATTAACTACAGAATTAAGAAAAATCAAGAATGATTTACTAAATGTAGATGAAAAGAAATATAAATCAAAATCATTTTATCATTCTTGGATTGATAAAAATAAGAAAATACTTTTACCCGATAAAAAAGAGTTCAAAAAGAATAATTTATATTATGATATTCAATGTTTGCCACAAGACTATTTACCTTCAATGGTTTTTATGATGAAAGAGATTGAAAAAGCAGAATATTCAATAAAAAATGTTTTTCCTATGAGAAATGAAATGGTACCGAAACATATTAGGTTGGATACAACTACATTAGTTCATCTTCTAATGACTAAAAAACAGGGTAAAAAATCTGATTACTTGTTCAAAGGAAATCTTAAAAGAAATGAAGATAAAATCTGGAGTTTCTTTTTTAGAACCGAAAGACAATGTTTCAAGAAAAAATGGTACTCATTTCATCATATGGTTGAAACTGATGGAGTTAGTTGTAGCATTATATTTGTAAGAAAAGATAAAGTTGGTAAAAGAGTAAAACAACCTAAAATTAAGAATAAAGAATTATATATAGATGAAGTGAAAGTAAAAAATAAAAAAATTGTAGCAATAGACCCTGGTAAATGTGATTTAATTTTCTGTGTAAACGGATCCGATAAAAAAGCAAATACATTTAGATATAGTCAAGATAAAAGAAGAAATGAGACAGCCAGTAAAAAATATGGGAAATTATTATTAGGATTAAAAGATAAAAAAGTAATTGAATTAGAAACAGAATTATCAAAATTTAACAGAAAAACATTAATTTATGAAAACTTTATGCAATATGTAAAAAAGAAGAATGAAATTAATAAAAAATTATTTAGGTTTTATAAGCAATTTATTTTCAGAAAATTAAAATTAAATGGTTATCTGAATAGATTAAGAAGCGAACAAAGATTAATAAATACTTTTGGTAAAATTTTTGGAAAAGATGTTATTGTATGTTTTGGAGACTATGAACAAAAGAAACATATGAAATTCAAAGAACCAGTAAAGGGAAGAGGTTTTAGAAAACTTTTTCGTAAAAATGGTTTTGAAACTTATCTAGTAGATGAGTTCAGAACCAGTTGTAAATGTGCAAAATGTGAAGGTGGTGATTGTAAGAAATTTATGGTACGGGAAAATCCAAAACCTTTCCGTAATAATCTCCGTTTAGTCCATGGGTTGCTTAGTTGTAAGAACTGTGCTAATGTATGGAATAGAGATTGTAACGGTGCTACAAATATCTATAAAATAGCCTTAAATTCTATTAATAAAAAGGAACGACCAGACTATTTATGTAGAAGCAAAAAATCAGGTGTGTTAGACGACACATCAAAACCAAAATTTACACGTCCTGAAACGGGCAAACCTTGTTTAATTTAATTTAGAATTTTGTTCCATTTTAAATTTCCAAGGGTGTAAATATGTAACATAAATTATTAATATTATAAAAATAAAGAAGTTATAACTGAACCACATACCATAGATGAAGCAACTTTTATACCAACAATAGAACTTAATGGTATTCCAGCTACACTTGCTATTACACCAACTGTAGCAGTTTTTACCCAAAAAAACTTTGATTTATGTTCTCTTGCTATTTCTAATTCTTTTACAACCTCTTCTGTTTTTTCTTTTGTTATTTGAATATTTTCTACTAAATTTTCAACATTATCATTTTGAAGATTTACAAGTTCATCCATTTCCTTAAATAATTCTGCTAATTCTTTTACTTCATTATTTAATTTTTTTATTTTATTTGCTTTTTGTTCTAAATCTTTATTATTTATAACTTTTTTTTCCATTTACTTTAATAATTTTTATTTTTTTAAAGATTTATGTTTTTTTAATTCTGTATGTGTTATAATTGTTGTTATTACTGAAACAACCATAATAAAACTAATAAATACCATAAAAGCATCAATAACAGAAAAAATATACATTACATCTCTAACCATATCATCAGAACAATCACAATTAATTCTTTTTAACTCATTTACATATTGAATAGTATAAAATATATTTAATAAGCTTGATAGAGAATAAACTGTTTTAAAAACAGAATATAGTTGTTTATTCTTTTTTAAGTTTGTAAAAACATTTGTTAATAAACTTAAAACAAGAAATACTAAATTAACAGTTGTAAAATATAAAATATATTTTCTTTTAAAATTCATAGCACAATCACATCCAATTTCTTCTAACTTTTTCAAATAGTTTATAATCAAACTATAAAATAAAAAATTTATTCCAAAAATAATTATTAGTTCTAAATTCATTTTTATAATATTACTTAGTAAAAAATTCAACCTTGTTAATATGATAAAAACCATTTTTATCATTTATTCCATAAAAACCAATTCTCTCTTTAAATTTTACTAATTCGTGATTTACTTTACAACAATGTTCTTTGTTTTCTTCATTACAACAATCAATACATAAATATATATTACAACAATCAGTGCATATATATTTTATATCTTTATCTTTGATTTTTTCATTACATACATTACAAAATCCATTATGTAAAGATTTTGTAAATTTATTTTCACTTTCAATAACTATATAATTTACAGCATTTGTATAAGTATTAAAAATTGCTATTGGAATAGAAAAATTTTCTTTACTTTCCAAATAACTAACTATATATAAATATTGTGTCATTTATAATAAACAAATATTTTTAATAATTTAAACAAAATTATTAAAAATTTAACGATTAAGTAACGAATTTACAGAAACCCATTTTCCATCATGATAAAGTTCACATTCATTCAAAGCATTTACCGTTTTTCTTTCAGCTCTTATTTTTTTAAAATGTTCTCTTGCAAACTTATTAAATGGTAGATAACCATTTCTTCCTTTATATGTTATATTACCAACCCTAATTATCTTATTAGATAAGATAAAGATAGCATACAAAATATCTGATTTATATCTGTGTCTAACAGGTGTTACATTTCCATTAAGAATACTTAGATCCTTATCGGATTTAATTTCCTCATTTTCAGAAACATCTCCTTCTTCACTTTCGGAATCCTCATTTTCAGAAACATCTCCTTCTTCAACCTTAACTTCTTCAACTTCATTGACCTCGTTGATTTCCTTGACTTCTTCAACCTTAACTTCTTCAACTCCCTTGTTTTCATTTTGCCATCCGAGTCCTTTAAGCGTTTCAAATAATTTATGCGTTTCAAATAATTTAAGCGTTTCAAAGAAATAAATTATTTTTAGAGATTCATTATATAATTCAGTATTTCCAATTCTTAATTCTTTAAAAAATGTTTTACAGATATTTTCAAGAATACGTGCCAGTTTTTCTCCCAATTCTACGTATGATTTAAGTTCAAAATCTCCAGGTCTAAACGAATCTTTGTTTTTATTTGCTTCCCTCAATCTTCTAATAATATCATTTGTAATGCCAATTTTATAACATTTCATTTTAATGTTACGACAAAGATATAAGGATTTCTTGCCATCATTTGATGACATTTTATTTATTAATACTAATTTAAATATTTATAAAAAAAATCATTTTTTTTTATAAATATAAAAATATTACACATATAATTAATTAATAAGTCCAGTAACTTTCTAAAGATTGAGAATAAGGGTTTTTACGAAATTCATCTAACAATGTTGAGTCTAATCTATTTCTAATTGGAACATTACTTAATCTTTTTTTCTGTTTTGTTCTACTACATTCATTTGCTTGTGGTAATGAATTATAAACTTTATTAGATATTTTTGCTCTCTGACTATATGCTGTATTTTGTAAATCTCCAAACTTATTAGTTGTCGCGTAAATTGAATTTGGATCAACGCTATCTTTTGGTCCTTCTCTTGCTGGAGTTCTTCCAACTGATAAACTTTCTCTGTATGACCTTGTAACAACATTATCCATCATAGCATTAGTATTTCTATGTTTAACATCTTTACTACCAGCACCTCCCATATGAGAATTATTAGAAGTATATTGTCTGTTAGTATATCTTGGATCTATATCTGTTATTGTATATGAACCTTCTTTCTTCTCGTGAGCGTTACCTGTATATTCCGACAAAGTTGTTTCTTTATGGGTTGTTTTTAACTTATCATTAGGGTCATATGCCATAGCATTAGGAACATGAGTTCCCATATTTGTTAATGGTGCTTCATGTAATAAAGTTTCTTTAATAGTTGTTTTAGCAACTTGAGTTGGATCGTATGCCATAGCATTAGGAACATGAGTTCCCATATTTGTTAATGGTGCTTCATGTAATAAAGTTTCTTTAACAGTTGTTCTAGCAACTTGAGTTGGGTCACGAACATCTCCATATGTATATGGCATTTGAACGTTTGATGCCCAACGAGCATTTCCAACAACATCTTGCTTTCTAGTTGGTCTTAAATCAGATGTAATTGGAACATAATTCTGTTGTTCAACACCAGTTATGTTTCCATTTGGAATACACTGTGTTTCATCTCTATTTGTTATATCAAGTTTAAGACCACTTCTTCCATAATCATGTATTGAATGAGAAGATTGTCTACTATCTGTATAAACAGAACCTTTTGTTCTTGATAATTTATTTATATTCATAGTAGCATTGCCATCACATTTTTTCATTGGAACATAATTATTCATAACTTTAGGGCATTCTTCTGGAATAGACCATTTACCAGCACCATCTATACCACGAGGACCACCTGGTGTATATTGACATTTTTCTGTAACTTTAACATTTGATCTAATTCCTCTTTTGGAGAAACCATCTCTAGGACCAGCTGGACCCATAGCCTTTCTTATATCAGTTGTTGTTCTATTACTATGTTTAAGAACAACTTCTCCGCGTTGTTTAGGTTTAATTCTATCACCAGTTGTAATAAAATATCTTTCTGGACCCCATTCAGCAAATCTTTCTGGTCTATTCTTAGATACAATACCAACTTTACCAAGTTTAGATGGTCTAGAACCTGGAATAACAGGTCTATGATAAACTAATTTAGGGTTAGTTTTAACACGAAGTTCATCAACAGTTTTTGGTAACATATATTTTCTTGTATCTGCTTGTTGAAAACCACCAGAAGGTTTCCAAGTATAACCTTTATCTAAACCAGGTCCAACATATACTTTTTCAGTAGGTGCTTCATTTGTTCTCTTATTAGATGCAATGTATCTATTTCTTTGATACCCAGACATATTACTCATTCCATATGGATTTGAAATATTAGCTTCTGGATTAAACATATGCGCTATTTCAGTTTTTTTCTGGTAAAAATTTTGTTTTCCAGTAAAATTTTCCATAATAGAATTTGTAGAATACTCACCAAGATTTTGTTTAATTGTTGATCCAAAGAAAGGTTGCATATTATTATGTTTGAAGGTATTTGCTGTAATTGGTTCTCCGGATAAAGAATAACCAAGATTTCCAGATACTGCTTTTTTTAATGAACCATTTTTATTAGATGGATCTTCAAATTCTACTGGTAAATTATTTTCTGTGTAATCAACTTTATTATAATAATATTGAGGAGGTCCTGGATCTACTAATTTTGATTTTTTATTTCTATACATATTTCTATAATTATTATCAGATTTAATTTGTTCTTTCCATCTAATTTCATTCACACGATTAGAATTAAAAATGTTATTACCATTAGGAATAGATTTAGGAGATACTTTTTTTAATTTATTTTTATTTTTTTCAGATAAAGCATACCCTAACCCTATAATGGCAGTTGCGATATATAATTCCATTATCTATATTATATCTTTTATTATAAAAAAATATATTTTGTAAAACTTATAAAATTATTCTGGAGAATTATATTTTGCGATTAGATAAGACGGATGTATTCTTTCCGATTGATTTGGATTACCTTGGTTCATTAAAGATAACACAATTACCATTAATAAAATTATTGTTATCCACCCTCCAACAGCATAACTTTTTTTTGAAAAACTATAAATTAATATTAATATTGTAAAAATAAATAAAATAACAGAAAAAGTTATTAAACTCATTTTATTTTTAACTATTATATATATTAAATGAGATTTAAAAAGTTTTTGAAATGTTTTAATCATATTACTAAAAATACAATAAATGATATTAAAAAAAATTGTAACAAAATACTAAATATAAAAAAGTTAAATAAAAAAGTTAAATAAAAAAATACTAAATATAAAAGAGTTAAATAAAAATTAAATAAAAAATAAAATGCGTTTTTAGATACTTAAAAAAAGGAACTGTATATTTATAAAATTATGTCAAAAACTAATATGGATATTAATTCTTGGGAATTAGAAAATAAAGCATTTAAAGTTTTTGAAAATACAGATTTGGGACAAACTTTGATATCAGATGTTGAAGATATATCATCTGTTCTTAAATTATGTATTTTAAGAAAATTAAAAGAAACATATTCTCTTGCTAGTGAAATTTCAGAACCTCAAAAGCACTTTAAAACATTTCAACATTTATTAATTGATTTTAAAGATTGGGACCTAAAAACTAGAAAAAAATTTTATAGAAGTGTTAAAAAAAATTCAAATATTATTAAATATCTTATTAAAAATTCAATTGTAGGAGCATCACAAATAAGATTTGCATGGTTTGCAAATACAAAAGGTATTAATAAAAAAGATTGTAGAAGAGTTTTACAAGCAATTTCAATTTCTAGACAAATACCAAAAGTTGAAGACTTTTTACACTGGTGTTGTTGTCATTCAATAAAAGAAGTTTATAATCACCCATACCTTTTTGATAACAGAACTACTATATCTAGTAAAAAGAAAAAAGAAAATGAAAAAAAAATATTAGACTTAATATCAAAAGCTATTTCAAATGAAATTTATAGCAAAGATACTTCAAACTATATTATTCAACCAGCATTAAAATATGTAAAAGGTGAATACAATTTTGAAGATTCCGAATCTGATGTAACAGATAATACAAATAATGATACAACTAACGAAGTTGAAGAAGTCAACGAAGTTGAAGAAGTTAAAAAGGTTGAAAAAGTTAAAAAGGTTGAAGAAGTTAAAAAGGTTGAAAAAGTCAACAAAGTTGAAGAAGTCAAGGAAGCCAACAAGGTTGAAGAAGTTAAAAAGGTTGAAGAAGTTAATAAAAAAGTTTGTTTTAAGAATGAAAATGTAAAAGAAATTAAACCTTTAAAATCTTCATCAAAGACTAAAAAAAATAAAGTTACTAATAAAAATGTAGTTGAGAAAGAGGATAATACAAAAGATGTTAAAGTAAATGGTGGTGGTTTTAAAAAAAATAAAAAAGTCCATAAAAAAGAAAAAGTTCATAAAAAAGTTAAAAAAAGCAAAGAAAAAGTCCATAAAAAAGAAAAAGTTCAACTAATAAAAACTCCTTTAAACGATATTGATAATAAAGTAGAAGAAAAAACACAACCAGAAGAAAAAGTAAAAATAAATGAGGAAATAAAGGTAATTGAAGGAATAGTTGTTGAAGATAGTGATTGTGAAGTAGAATTTAAAGGTAGTGATTGCGAAGGAGAATTTGAAGAAAATGAAGAAGGTGAAGTTGAAGAAGCCGAAGAAGGTGAGGTTGAAGAAGGTGGGGAAAATGAAGAAGGTGAAGTTGAAGCAGAAGGTGAGGTTGAAGAAGGTGGGGAAAGTGGAGAAGTTGAAGCCGAAGAAGGTGAGGAAAGTGAAGAAGTTGAAGCCGAAGAAGGTGAGGTTGAAGAAGGTGAGGAAAGTGAAGTTGAAGAAGGTGAGGAAAGTGAAGTTGAAGAAGGTGAGGAAAGTGAAGTTGAAGAAGGTGGGGAAAGTGAAGTTGAAGAAGGTGAGGAAAGTGAAGTTGAAGAAGGTGAGGAAAGTGAAGTTGAAGAAGGTGAGGAAAGTGGGGAGGGAGAATTTGATAATTTTTTGAAAACAATGGAAAAGGAAGCTGAAAAACAATTAGGTTATGGAAGATCAAACGAAGAAGTTGATGAAGAGGACCAAGAAACTATTGACGAAGTAAATAATGATTTAGAGAAAGAAGATGATGAAGAGGTTAATGATTCTGAAAATTCTGGAAGCGATTAAATATATAATTTGATTGCGTTTTTATTTAATTGAATATATATAATTTATAGTATGTTAGATGAGTTTATTTAAAAGCATTTCGTCTTTTTTATTTAGTCCTTTAGTTGCTGGTCCATTAGGAGGTGGTTTAGTTGTATCACTTGCCTATTTTGATGCAAAATATAGAGATGTTAAGAGAGAAAAATCAACTTATATTAATTTGTTTGTTGTAAGCAGTTTAATATTTGCGACTTTAATATATTTTGTATTAGAAGAAAATAATCAAGTTGATGATTTTTTAGAGCAAGTTTATGATACAAATCCCATTAGTTTTATTCCAAAAACAAAAGGAGGTAGAAAATGTGTAAAAGATATTTTAAAAACACAACCTGTTATGTCAGGACCACCTAAACATATTATAGATATGATGAATAATTTAAAAAAATAAAATAAATATAAAGAAAATAAAATTGATTAATATAGTTTAAAAACTTTAAAATATTTAGTTATAAAAATGAAGAGTCAAATGATCAAGAAGAAGCAGATGAAGTTTTCTGACGCCCGGACCAAGGGGCGTCATTGTGCTACCCTTTCTGGCACACAGGTGTTTTGTGAAAAACCACCCTGACTCGATTGAGTGGGACAACATTGGGGTTAGATCATTTTCTACACACGCAGAGATGGATGTTATTATATCATATCTTCATTCTAAGAAGATTTATGGTGTAAGGAAGCATTCTCCTTTATATGTAAAGAAGATGATTGACGCAAAGCGTTTAAAGATGCCAAAGACACTTACAGTAGTATCTCCATACAAGGGAAGATTTCGTAATTCTAGACCTTGTAATGAGTGTATTAAGGTAATGCGTCTTTATGGTATTAAGAATGTAGTCTATTCTACGGGAAACCCAGAGCAACCTTTCTGTAAGGAGATTGTTTCAGAGATGAAGATGATGGGTTCTTCAAGTGGAAATACACGAAAGTAAAATAAAAAAAAACAAAAATAAAAAAAAATAAATAGTAAAGTTGTAATAAAATTAAATTTATACTAATAATAATATTTATTATTAGTATAAATAATGGATTACTTGAGTTCTTTTGCTTTATATACATTAACATTTTCAGTTGGACTATTTTCTTATAGTTATTACAGTTTTATGGGATATAGAGTAAAAGGTCAAAAAAGAATTGAAAAGAAACTTGATAAATATATATGTTTAACAGGACAAATTCTTGAAAAAATTGTTGAAAATCAAAAAATGGAGTTATTACAAGATATTGAATCTGAAGCAAAATCAAATAAAGCTTTAAAAATAGTTGTTTCCCCATTTATATCACCAAATGAATTTAGCAATACATCTTCTAGTGATAAAAAAGAACCCTCTAGTGATAAAAAAGAACCCTCTAGTGATAAAAAAGAACCCTCTAGTGATAAAAAAGAACCCTTATTAACTGAAATTAAATCAGAAAATAAATTAGAAGTTAAACCAGAAGAGAAGATAAATAGTAACAAAAAAACTTTTGATTTTAATACTTCAAAAACAAATCTATTATCTTCTATGGCATTATCAGCTGATATATTAAATAAAAGATTAAATAAAATAGAAAGAGTTTAATAAAATTATAATAAAATAGAAAGAGTTTAATAAAATTATAATAAAATAGAAAGGGTTTAATAAAATTATAATAAAATAGAAAGAGTTTAATAAAATTATAATAAAATAGAAAGAGTTTAATAAAATTATAATAAAATAGAAAGAGTTTAATAAAATTATATTAAGTTATAATTCTAATGTAAAAGGTATTAAATTTTTTAATGTGTGTAAATGTTTTTTAAGTTCTGGTAATGAAATAGAATTTAGGTATTGAAACATTATTTTTTTAAATTCTAATAATTCTTCTGTCATTTTTTCCCTATCATATTTTTTTAGCAATTCATAAATTTTATTTATATTTGGTGGAAAATAATTACAAAATATTTTAGAATTATTAAATAATTCAATAATAAGTCTTTTAATTTCTAATTCATTTTTGTAGTCCATTAATATAATAATAGTATCAATACGATTTTTTAATTGGTTAAGACAAGATATTCTTTCATTTTTTGTGAATTTTTTAATGTTATATCTTATTTTTTTAA